TAATAGCAAAGAGCATATTACGCTTGAGAATGTGTTTGTGGTTTGGGCGTGCAAGACGTTGCAGAATTACAAGGCGTTGTTATCAACGACCGTTAGCGGTGACGGTATTTATGCTGAATATACATACAACGGCGACAAGCAAGAAATGTATGAGGACGTATACAAAAAAGATTCTAACCGCTGCTTAAAAAGTGAGTGAGGTGATAGCTATGGACTGGAACAAAAGTCTTGCAAGAGAAATTGCAAAAGGTTTAATTAAAACCGGAATCGAAGGCGGCTATGACAGTGTGACAAAAAGCACTGCATATGATTATCCGTCAATCGGCGTGAGCCAATGGGAAGGCAATAGAGCCAACGAGCTTTTGAAAGCTATCCCCGGCGGCGCAGAGTATGTAGACCGCACTTATATTGATATTAAGGCAAGCGGCGAACTGCCGATGCTTAAAGAGCTTTTGAGAAGTGAAGCAGGGCAGCAGGCGCAATTAGATCAGTTGTCACGTGACTGCCTGCAATATGTCGAAGTGCTTCAACAGGTGCCGACATTGGATGATACACGCTGTTTGATTTATGCTGGTATGTGGTGCCCGACTAGCACTTATGTTGTAAAGCGCTTCTTGGAGAATCGCTTTGAGCGTGTCGACCTGCGTAGCCTGGAAGCACTCTATAACCTGTTTAAAAGCTATTATTGGATTGCAGCTGATGTTGGCGAGATGTACAGAGCAGGTTACGCCAACAGAGCGCAAACTACTTATGAGTATGTTGCTGGTATTGACCTTACTACTCCTTATGGTATTCCTGCATATGGCAAAGCAGGAAACGGAAGATGATTTAAAGCTCATGCTTTAGATATAGTCACCGACAAGAGGTTTAGTTATTCCCTCTCCTATACGTGTAGCATTTTCTGTATTTTTTTGCGTAATAGTCGGTGACACATTCTACAATGATTGGAGGTGATACAATGGAAGAACTGAAAGCATTTGTTATTGACAAGAAATTTGTTGTTGGTCTGGTTGCAGGTTTTGTACTGGGTGCGCTGCATCATTATTTTGCACTCTAAAATCATTCTGAATATCTATCTTACAAGTAGGCTATAATTTAACGGTTTTGGGCAAAAATCACACACAAATTGCATCGTCTACAAGCGTTTTAAAAATAGTGCCGCTTATGATTTATCGTGGCGGAATCTAAAATCGCTTGTAGGCGAAATTTGTGCGTCTGACAAGGTTTATTATATTTTACAAATATCAGTATTGCTAAGAGGTTATAATGGAGAATGAAAAAACAAGCAAAACTAAAATTGTCGTTGCTTTTGTCGCTGGTGTGTGTGTTGCTTGCGGTATTTATGCCGCTCAACGCTTCGGCTGGGTCACCCCGGTATTCGGACGATGTGACAGAATATATTCTGACGGAAAGTCAATATCAGAAGTTAAGCAACAACTTGACGGAGCTAAAGACAATCAACGAAAATTACAAAAAACTGCTGATGCAATCGAAGGGACAGTTGGGAACATCCGACAAGAAGTTAGCGGAGCTAGAGAAGAAGTCGGACGAGCTGAACAGTCTTTGTCTGACGCTGAAAATCAAAGTCAAAGAGCAGGAGAGCTTATTGACGAGTGTCAATCAATCCTTAGCGGAGCTAGAAAAAGAGTACAAGCTAAAACAGAAGCGCATTAAAAAACAGCGCAACATAGCCTACGTTATAGCAGGATGTGCGCTTTATGCTGCAATGAAGAATTAAGGCAAAGTTTGTCTTTCCTTATTTTGTTGCAAAAAAAATTCCCTTGTGTTATAATTATATCGTTAATAAAACCTTCATGTTTAAAACTGTTGATTGGTGGATTTCATTCGATATCCATTAAAGCGTTCTGTATAAAGCAGGACGCTTTTATTTTGCTTAAATTATTTAGTGACTGACTGTTTGTTGATGTGATATAATATATCAAAAAGATATATTATATGAGGTGATAGGATGAATGATAACGAAAATGTTAAGCAGGAAGTTTTGCCTGCTGGCATGGTAACAATGTTGTTTGCTGAAAACAAAAGAATTATTGATAAGCAGTTTTATATCATGGCTGGAATGTTGTTCGCTAACATTGGTCTGATTGCACTACTTGCTTATGTTTTAAAAAGGTGATTTAATGAGAGAACTGCTAAAAAGCGCGAGGATATGGATGACCGAAAGCTCGCGCCGCTCATTTTATGCAGTGCTTCAAGAAGCGAAGATAACGCCACGGCAAATGAAAATCTGTGAGATGAAATTTGTTGACGGCAAAATGAATTATCAAATCGCAATGGAGCTGAACATCTCCACTAAAACTGTTGACAGAGAAATAAGCACTGCGTATAAGGCTATTAATCGAGTGCTTTCTAAATGAAGTAATCCCCATTAAGAGAAGTGTAAAAGCTTTTCTTAATGGGGATTATTTTTTTTGCTCATTTTTTGATGTCTGAATCGTGTCTAAATTATGTCCGAATGTATAGGAGAATGTGTCTTTAGCTTTAGGGATTATTTTTATTGCTACCACTTAAAATATAGGTGAGGTGATAAAGATGTACGGAAATTATTACAATCCTTATGGAGCTACACAGCAGATGCAACAGAGGTTAGCTAATCTGCAACAGCAACAACAACAAATGTATCAGCAACCAATGCCGACAATGATGCCACCTGCGCAGCCGAATGCTTATCCGCCTGTACAGCAAATTAAAGGCAGACCTGTTACAAGCATTGAAGAAGCACGAGCAGCGCAAGTTGACCTTGACGGAACGAGTACATATTTTCCTGCTCCTGCCGAAGGAAAAATTTATGAAAAGCTTATAGGCATGGACGGCTTGCCGATTTTTAGAGTTTATCAGATTCAGCAGGACGGTGGTATGCAAGCTCCTGCCTACGCTGACAATAACACAGTACTAGCATTGCAAAGACGCATTGAAAAGCTCGAAGAGCAGATTGGAGGAATGACAAATGATGAACATATTCCAGATGATGCAGATGGTACAGCAAGCAGGAAATCCAATGGGACTAATGCAGCAGTTCGCAGGACAAAATCCGCTAATGAGTAGGGCAATGCAGATGGGGCAAGGAAAGTCACCTGAACAGATTCAAAATATTGTAAGGAATCTTGCCAAACAAAAAGGCATGAATGATGAACAGCTTAATCAGTTTTTAAATCAATTTGGCTTAAAGCTTCAATAGGCGCGCAATGAAGCTTTGCATATATTTCTCGGAGGTGAAAAAATTATGGAAGGTACAAACATTGTTCCGGTAATGGATATGAATCGAAACAACAACTATGGTGACTGCTGGGGCGGCGGTATGTGGTTTATGTGGATTATTGTCCTGTTTGCTCTTATGGGTGGCTGGGGCGGTAATTGGAATAACCGTGGTAACATGGGTGCTGAAATTTTTGCTAATGGCAGCATGACACGTGATCAGATTGCAGACCAATTTTCCATGCAGGATATTAAAGACGGTATTCGTGGTGTGCAGAATGGCTTATGTGATGGTTTTTACGCTCAGAACAGCACTATGCTGAATGGGTTTAACGGTGTTCAGCGAGACATTATGCAGACTGGTTATCAGCTCGGCAGCGAGATTGCACAAAATCGTTTCGCCGCTCAGCAATGCTGCTGCGAGCAAAAACAAGCTATTGCTTCTCTTGGTTACGAAACTAACCGAAATATTGACGCAGTACGTTACGAAAATGCACAAAATACTTGTGCTATCGTAAACGCCGTCAAAGAGGACGGAGAAAAGACCAGGGCAATTATGGTAGCTAATCAGATTCAAGATTTGAGAGATAAACTTGCAGATAGAGATAGGGATTTGCAGACCGCTAATTTCCAATTATCTCAACAGGCTCAGAGTGCAAACCTTATCGGTACGCTGAGACCTTATCCTCAACCTGCTTATATTACGTCTAGTCCGTATCAAAGTGTCGCTGCCAATGTAGCTGGTGCTTGTGGCTGCGCTTATAATGTAGGCTAAAAATAAGTTATGTGCATTAACTGCACTGTATTAGGGACGGTGCAAGCCGTCCCTATTGCTTTAAAAAACGATAAAATTTAAAGGTATCAAGAAAATACCTTGATTGCGTAAAGAGGTGAAAATAAATGATTTGCTACGAAAAATCTTCTTTGAACGCTGCGGCTGTTGCTGCTCAGTCTGTTGCAGCTAATGCTTTTGTTAGCTTTCCTATAAATAATCTTCTGACTGGCGTTGCTATTAAGCATCCTGCTGGTAGCTCTAGTGTTAGCCTTATTCGTGGTTTATACCTTGTCAGTGTAAATGCTGATGTTGTTCCTGCTGCTGCTGGTAATGTAGGCTTACAGCTTTTAAGCACAACGGAAAGCACATCTTCTGTTATTAATGGTGCGGAAAGCATTGTTACTGGCGTTGCTGACACAGTTGTGAATATTTCCTTTACTACGCTGATTCGTGTTCGTCCTTCTTGCTGTGCAGTAAACAACATAACAAGTTTACAGGTACAGGCAACGGCAGCGGCAACAATTAACAGGGCAGCTATTAGCGTGGTTAAACTTGCGTAAGGAGGTGTAGTTATGCACTCCTATAAAGAGTATTGGAACAAGATTATAGGTGATGATACAAAAGAGAGAGCAATGGAAGAAATTGTTTGTGGTGCATTAGAAAAGCTTAAGATACATTGCCCAGACCTTTTTTATCGCACGTTGTATGACTTGCACTGTGTAGCTTATGGTCCTCATTTCGATGAAGCACTCGCAAAGTTGGCTGTCAGTAAGATGCAGAACACCGATGGCACTAATGGTGAGCATTGGACGTATGAGCAGACCAATCAACTAGCAGAGCAACATAATATTAAGCATAAAGCTGATTGGTATTATGTGCTGAATATGGTGTATAGTGATTATGGCGCAGCTTTCAGCGGCGATACCGGAACACTCGTTAAGATTGCTAAAGCTTATATGTGTGATCCTGATGCTCCTAGCGGAAAAGTGCTTGACTTATGGGTAGCTCAAATGAGAGCAAAGGAAAGACAATAATTTTCTAATTGCCAAAATAATAAAAATGGTATATTATATATATGCTGGTAATAGTTCACGTCTTTCATTAAGTGTCTAGCCAACATTGTAGATGTGTTCTAGTTATGGAAAAAGGCATCTGCGTTTGCGCAAGTGTCTTTTTCTATTTAAGAGTTTGAATTTGTTTCCATTTCGGTATCTCAATTATCTTCTTATTACATACGGCTAAAAAAAGCAGGTTTAGT